CCTACGATTTCAACAGGTCTTGGAGTAAGTTCTTTATAGTTAAAAGTACCGGGTACTCTCAATATGCGAACAGAGTCCGCAGTCACTACAGGGTCTGCATGTAAATCAAAGTCATCACACATACTCTTTAGCTTCTCAGCTAAAGGTAACCACTCATCTTTGGTAATAGGTTTTTCTAAAGGCCAGTATACATGCACACCACCACCAGAATTAACAAGTGTTGGTTTCGGCATACCACTTACCTTACAGAAATTCTTTAAAGCTTCAATCGCTTCTTGTTGCGTGTCATACGCTTTTCCCGTACCGCAATCTAAATCTAAAAACAATGACCTTAATTGTTTAACATTATTTGTTTTACGAGATTTACCATCTTCGAAAGTAGCTAGTGCATAGTATGCATCATAGCCGTCTTTCTTTATATTCTCAGCAACAACAAGGGCATCTTCTAATGTAGGAAAGAACTTCTGAATAGGTTTATCAGAATCTTTTTTTAATCCCACAATACAATAGAAACCCTCATCGCCAAGAACTTGACGTAAAAAGTCTAAGTTATTCATAGCCACCCTAAGAAAGATGGGGTGAGTTAACACCCCATACTGTTAATCAAATATCATCCCATTCACCAACTAAGTCCTCTAATTTAGGCTCGTTGGCTACTGGTGCTTTCTTTGGTTCAGCTTTCTTGGGTTCATCAATAACTTCTTCTGACGCAGCTGGTGCAGTAAGTACCGGTTGTTTGGTTTCTTTTACATTGTCAGTTTGTGCCACTGTTAATGTAATTGCACTGATAGCTTCTGAAGAATCTTTGAGATGTTGCACTGTATTATATTCTTCTTCAGTTAAAGCCCTAAGTGGTTTAAATATTAACTTAGGTGTAGGGCTTGCTGTATCAAACCTCATCTCAGTGACAACACCTGTGATAGGCACACCATTATTTTTCAAATGACGAGCATATGCTTGTAGAGGTAGTTTACCTTTTTCGCCATCACCGAAAACAGAAGTAGGGGGTAGTACAAGTTGGTATACTTCTTGTTTATGAATCTCTCCGTCTACCACTACGGCAAGACGTTGTTGGTAACGACAAGCACGACTATCACCTTGTCCAGAGCCTTTGATGTTTTTAGCACAAACTAAACAGGTAGTTGCTTGTTTATCTTTGACCTTTTCATCTGGGCGTTGACTATCGGATGACCAGCAAGTTGGGGACACAGTTTCTCCTTCCGAATAACTTCCGGCATAGTAGATACGTGAAACTTTTGGTGCTGCTTTCACAATGACAACATTCATAGAACGTTCTTCTGATACACGGTATTCTTTACCGCCAATCATTTCACGGAAAACACCACCTTTAATACTGATTCGGCGTGAGCCTAATGATTCCCCAGCTAGTGCGCTAGTTACATCGTCTAAAGCTGCATTTTTTAAATATGCAGGTAATTCATTATTTGAAAATAAAGCTAAATCACTCATATCCATTCTCCTTATAAATCTTCATTTGGGTTATATACTTCTACGTCGGGTGTATTTTCTACACCTTCTGAAGTGCTACTAATTTCTTCAAGTAATCCACTGTTGCTTAGTTTACGTAAAGCTGCTTCCACTTCACTAATCTTAAATCGATATACACCGCCAAGTTTTAGTGCAGGGATTAAGTCTGAACGAATCCATGTGCGAACTGTAGATATAGATACTGAAAAATGTTTAGCTACATCTTCAATTGGTACAAATAGTTCTTCAGCCATTTTTGCTCCTTTTAATTGTCACAGAATACTCCATGTTTGCATTAAGCCCCGGCGGAAGCACATCAGGGTGTTCTTCTAAAAATGCCTTCATATTAGTTTGATGAATACGCTTCTCTAATATTTCCGGCACGCTATGCTCAAGAATAAACTTGTTCATAGAATCCCAATCATTTGTTGAATATGTTGTACGAACTGTACGATACACAGTGCCTGCTTCAGTTTTTAAACTTTCCGCACCAATTTCTTTCATATGGTCTAGGATTCCTGTCTTGACTTTTTTCATCTTATCGTCAAGTTCAGATAACCTCGCTTCTAATTCTTGGCTGAGTTCGGCTTTTTTGTCTCGCATTTTTATATAAACACGAGTAAGTTGTTCCAAAGATACATCATTCTCCATTACCATTCTCCTTATAGTTATGTCTAAACTATACTATCAAACTTTATCTTAGTCAAGCAAATTCTTGTAAAGGTCAACTAACTTTGTATGGTCAGTAATACGTGTGTCAAGCATTTTATATAAATGCCTCTCCGCATTTGAGCCTTGTAATCTTACGATTGTCACAGGATGCCTTTGCCCTGCACGATGCACACGAGCATTAGCTTGTGCATAAGTTTCTAAACTTGGGGTCGGTCCCCACCAAACAACTGTATCTGCAGCAGTTAAAGTAACTCCGTGTGATGCTGCTTGAGGTTGAATAATTAATATACGTGGGTTAGGTGTTTCTTGAAATTGTTTAAATATTTCTGCACGTTTATTTGCCGAAACTTCTCCATTAATAATCTCGGTTGTAAATCCATCTCGTTGTAGTTGCTGGGATAATATTTGGATAGTATGTTTAAATGGAACAAATATTAATATCTTTTGCTGTGTCTCATCGATGACTTCTCTTAACACCTTATAGCGGTTATTAATGTCAAATTCTAATGTTTCTCCCGTATCGGAATAAACAGCACCACAAGAAATCTGTAGTAATTTACTAAGACCCACCGCTGCATTAACGGCTGTAATCTGTTCTCCCGATGCTTGTATTACAAGCTTGCTACGTAACGCATTATAATATTTCTTTTGTTGTGGAGTAAGTTCGACTTCACGGGTTACATAGGTCATTTCGGGTAAGTCAAGGCATTCTTCTTTAGTAAATCTAATAGCAGGTTGAAGTGACTGGTATACAATTTTGTCTGCGTTAGGTCGTATTGTCCATTTGAACTGAGCTACTTTATACATCACCATATCTTTAAAGGTAGTATAAAACTTAGGTACATTTTTAGGGTTGACTAATTTAGCTAGTCCATACGCATCTACAGGCGATTGTGCAGCAGGTGTACCTGTCAACATCCAAAGCCATGTGTCTGGGGTTAAAATTTTATTAAGTGTTTTCCATCTAGTTGTTTGCACATTCTTATACGCATTAGCTTCATCAATTACTACAAGGTCAAATTTATTTTCGGCAATAATGTCTTTAACTATTTCAACACCATCATAGTTAATAATAATAAACTCAGCATCAGAATTAATAATACGTGTACGTTTTTCTCTCGTGCCATAAGCAATATCTACAGTACGATGCATTGCAAATTTAAATAGGTCTGCTCGCCATGCCGAATCCATAATAGATAGAGGGCATATCACAAGCACACGCTTAACCTTACCTAAAGTCATAAGATAATCGGCAGCCCATATAACTGAACCCGTTTTACCTGTGCCTTGTTCATTTAAACAGAAAGCTCTACGATGAAGTGTTAAAAACGATGAAGTTGTTTTTTGATGTTCGAAAGGCTTATGCATCCCGGGCCAATCGTACTTCGATATAATAGGTGATGGGATGTTTTTTATTTGGAGGTTCTTGAGGACTTGCATTTCATCAAGCCCCCAATTGACTAAAACTTGGTTATTACCCATGTCTTTACTTTTAGGTATAACAGTCGTGACTTTATTAGGGTCGCGAAGTTTAAGCAATATTGCTTTGTTGTCAATTATCTCCAAATCCATTCTCCAATAGATGTCGGCTCCCCGCAGGAAACAAGCAGTACCGACTGGTAAGGTTTATTATGAACCCTTTTTATCGGGCTAGTATCTACCACTCCTACCTTACGTAGACACCTATCACATCATTATTTTAATTTAACTACTTTTGATAATTTCTTATCGCCACGTTTAGTCTTTTCAGAAACTAAGTTTGATTTTTTATCTCGTTTAAATGACCTATTCTGACCAGACTTTTCAATATAAATACCATCCTTATTGGAACCACCCTTGTCAAGTGCTTTTACATGGGCTACATCTTTACCTTTTCTGATATCGGCTTCACCATCTTTATTCTTATCGGGATACATCTTATCCACTGCACGTCTTGCACGTTGACGTTCCATACGACGTTCAAGTTCGCCTCTAGCTTTTTGTTGCTGATATTCTTTTTTATAGGGTCTTGGCTTATTTACATAAGGCATATTAGTTCCTTCCGTTATGGGCGCACTCTAGTACATAACAATGTTTTTT